CTCACCGCACCAGATTTTCTTCCCATCTTCCGTCTGCACAGTCACTATTCCGTCCCTAAATCTGTACCCAGCAATTATCTTGCCCCGGTGCCATTTACCGTCAAAATAGATTTCTGCTGGCTGTCCCTCGACGTATGGGAAATTATCTGCGCTCATTCGCTCTGCGCTCCTGCGTGTGCTTCCGCACCCGCTTTCAGTAAATCAGTTACCAGTTCCCAGCTTTCCAAGAATAAAGCGGAACGGAGCGAAACGTAGTTGTAGACGTTAGAACGGGCGCTGTACAAGCTCAGCGCACCAGCGCCACCGTGGGAAGTGCCGCCGAAACTCGAACCCCGGAAAGGCACGGCTTCTTCAAGTTCACTGTCTGCCCATATTCCGGCTGTTTCGTTCTTCCAATCGTGCGGTACAATTCCCAGCTTGTACGCAATTTCCGGCACGTCTTCCAACTCTTCCAGCTGCAATTCTGCAATGTGGCAGCCGTCCCAGTCCTTTTCTATCTTTTCTGCGGTTGACATAACCACGCCGCCGTCACTGCTGCCGTACAGCTTCAACGGCTTTCCGTTTACCTCTGCAACGGTCCAGTCCGGTGCTTCGTCCTTGTAGCCCTCAACTGCTGCGTCATTGTCCTTTATGTACTCCACAACGCCTTTGTGCAGGCGTAAACCTGTTACAAATTCCCAGAAGTCGCCGCAGATACCGAACACGCCGCCTGCGGTGCCATCATGTGACCATGTAAGCGGGTCACACCCGGTCAGCGTTCTTCCGGCGCTGTCGTATACAACGCCTTTTTCCTGCGGGTTGTCCGCATTGCAGCCGTGGTTTGTGTTGCCGCCTATCGTGTGCCCCAGTTCTTCTGCTTCATGCAGCAAGTAGACAAATTCCGTGTTTGTCATAAGGTGCCAGCCCTCACCCTTTCTGGCGCAGGCTGCCGCCGCTTCATCAAGTGTGATTGTGTGGCGTGGCTGCTGGTACGGCAAGGACACTGCAACGTCACCGCCTATGCTCTTCATTGTTGTATTGTGGTACTGTGAAATCAGAATTGCCGGAACAATCTTGTTTTTGATTTTGAACATTTCCGGCACGTCCTCCGGGTTGTACGTCCCCGGCTCCATGTAAAACATGGTCATGTAGTTTGGCAGTCCCAGTCTGTCTTTGACAATGACCGCTTTTTTCTTCACAAATTCTTTCATTTTGTGGCTTTCCTCCTTGTATCTGGTATGATTTTTATTTGAACAGCCTTGCTGCTATTCACTGCTATTGACTTTTGAAAAACCTTTGTTTCTGCTGCTGCCCGGCGCTCACGCTGACTGCTTTTCTTTCTTCTCCGGCTCTGGCTGTGTCACTGTCACGGTGACTTTCACGCCCTCCCGCTGGGATATAATCAGCGCCAGCGTTTCAAAAAAGCGCTGGGCATTGAATGTTCCTTGTACTTCCATTCCTGCGCCCTCCTTTATACGGACTGCGGCGCAATTTTCTGTGCCATGCCCTTTGCAAATCTTATGCCCTGCATGAACACCAGAAAGTCTTTCTTTTCCTGCGGTTCAAGTTCCCCCAGAAAAGCCATGACCTCTGTTGCTTCCTGCTGGTTTTCAGTTGCAATCATGGTTTCCATGTTTTTAACTTCTGTCATGGTCTGTTCCTCCTTTCATGCTGTGTGGTTTCGCAAGCGGTAAACGCTTCTGTTGTAGCGGTTACTGCTTGTTTAACTATATATTATAGCGGTTACTGCTATTTGTCAACCCTTTTTCCGTTTTTAATATTGACTTTTTTAGCGGTTACTGCTATTCTTTAAACATAAAAGAAAGGCGGTGAAGTCAAATGACTATCAATGAACGTGTGAAGCATTTTAGAAAAGATGTTTTGCACATCAGCCAGACTGAATTTGCAGTAAGTCTGGGAATGAAGCAAACTGGCGTCAGCTACATGGAACGGGACGGCTCAACCGTCACTGACCAGACAATCAAGGCAATCTGTCTTCTTTATAATGTGAATGAAGAATGGTTGCGCACTGGTTCTGGTGAAATGTATATACAGCCGGACACATTCAGCCTTGACGACTTCGTGAAGTCTAAAGGTGCCACGGGTCTTGAATTGGAAATCATAAAGACGTACTTTGAACTTGACCCAGAAATTAGAAGAACTGCCGTGGAATTTTTCAAACGCAGGCTTGTTGCTGCCGTTACTGCGGACCCTGCATTGTTAGTTCCAGACAATCCAGAAGATTTAGAAGCCCAGTGCCCGCCCGTTGACACTGGCAGTGTTTCTGGGACAGACGCCGGGTGATAACGCACCCAGCGTCCCCCCGCTATTTACAAATTATAAGTTGCGTTGCTCCATTGAAATCTAAATTATAATAAATAGTGTTTATGCTGCTGTAATAGATTGCGTACACTCTGCAATCATACCAGTATATATATTTTTTTATCATGTGTGACCACCTTTCCAGCGTGGCAAGGCTGGGCGCACTCACTATTATAATTTCTATGTTTTTGTGGATATTCGCAAGAAAGGTGGTTTTATATGGGTTTACGTTTCAGAAAAAGCGTGAAAATTGCCCCCGGCGTCCGTCTTAACATCAGCAAGAAAAGCGTTGGTATAAGTGCAGGCGTCAAGGGGTATCGTAAAAGTATAAACAGCAGCGGCAGGGTCACAACCAGCATAGGGGTTCCCGGCACTGGTGTTTCTTACGTTAAGACCGAGAATTTGAAAAGCAAAAAGAAAAAGACAGTCAGCAGCCGTGTTTCTTCCACTGCTGCCGCCGCCAGTTCCTCTGCTTCCTCTCCTGCTGCCGCTCCTGCTCCTGCTAAAGTTCAGAAAGCAGCTGCGCAGCCAAAAGAGAAGCCGCCAAAGACCACGGCAGTTTTGCAGGAAAGACCAGACGCCAGCTTTGTTGTGTTTGGCGTCGTTGCTCTGGCTGGTGCCATGTTCCTCTTTGCTTCTTCTCATGTTATTTTTTCAGTTGTTGCCGCCCTGTTCGGTATCTTCTGTCTGTATAGCTTTATACACATAAAGCGACACCCGGAAGACCCACGATACATCACGGAAGAACAGCTGACACGCTGGGGGCAGCTGGTACACTCCGACGCAAAGACCGTTTCCCAGCTGCAAAAAGCGTCCGTTCCTGTTCTGGTGGATTTAAAGAAGCGTGCTGCGTGGCATTATGAGCAGGTTTCTTCCGTTGGCTTCGGTCCAGACGTTTCATACTACGGTCAAGCCTTGATTGACGTACAAAATCAGATTGTTGCTTTATCTGAATTTGTCATGCTGCAAGGTGATAACCCTAAACAGGATTTAGAAAACTATTCTTCTTTTGTAAGTCAGAAAATAACAGCCTTTACAGACGACATTCTGAAAGACTAATAAAACAAAATGCCCCGGTCGTGCTGGGAACACTTCCGGGGCGTGCAAAGATATGTCATACCAGATACAACAATACCGTCTGCAATTTTGATTATATCACCAGCAGGCGGGAAATGAAAGGAAATGCAGGTGATACAATAGTGAAAAAGATTGATTTAAGCCCGGAACTTGTCCGGGTTGCTTTATATATAAGGGTTTCCGGGGAAGAACAGAAAATAAAAGGTCTGTCACTGGAAGCCCAGCAAGAACGACTGGAAGCATACGCAAGGGAACGTGGCTGGGTCATTGTTGGAATTTACATTGACGCTGCCAAGACCGCCAGAAAGAACATTCATAAAAGAACCGACTTTCAACGCATGATGGACAGTGTGAAGCGTGATGAAGTGGATATTCTGCTTTTCTGCCGCCTTGACCGCTGGTTTCGTTCCGTGGCAGATTATTATAAAATCATGGAAGTTCTGGAAGCGCACAACTGCGACTGGAAAACCACTGATGAAGAATATGACACCACAACCGCAAACGGGCGTCTGTATATTAACGTGAAGCTGTCCATTGCCCAGAATGAAGCGGACATTGACGGGGAACGAATAGACGTTGTATTTGACAGTAAGATTGCCCACGGCACCGTTGTTTCCGGCTCTGCTCCCTTTGGCTTCCGTGTTAATGAGGAAAAGCGGCTGGAAGTTGTGCCAGAAGACGCAGCCATTGTGCAAGACGCTTTCAACTACTTTGAAACTTCGATTTCCCAGCGTGCTACTGTCCGCTATATCCGGGAAACCTACGGCGTGAACTGGTGTGACGCCACTTTCCGGCGTATGCTGAAAGAAAAGCTGTATACTGGGGTGTATGACCGGGGCGGCAGGTTCAATGACCATTTCTGCCCGACAATCATCAGCAAGCAGCAGTTTGACCGTGTGCAAGCGCTTCTGGAACGCAACGCACGTTCTGTTCCGTCTGGCAAGGTATATATTTTCACTTCCATTCTGACTTGCGCTGAATGTGGGCATAAACTGGTCGGGTACAAGTCAAGTGATTATTATTACCGCTGCAACCAGCATTTCCAGCGTGGGCGCTGCTCTCATAATCATTCAGCCCGTGAAGACGTCGTGGAAAAGTGGCTGTTTGAACATCTGGTAGAGGAACTGGAACGCTGCCAGCTGGAATGGGAAGTTGCCGCAGCCAAAAAAAAAGCGTCCGTTGCCCGCACTGATAAAGCAGCACTGAAACGGAAGCTGACCAAGTTAAAAGAATTATATGTGAATGACTTAATAGACATTGAGGACTACAAAAGGGACTATCAAATATATACTGCTGCACTTAAACAGATACCGGAACCCAGCATTGAACCGCCGCCAGACTTCGCAGCCGTCCGCAGGCTCCTTGATAATGATTTCAAAACAATTTATGAGAATTTGACCCGTGAAGAAAAACGCACGCTTTGGCGTTCTGTCATTAAAGAAATTAGAATTGATAATGACCAGAATATCACGGGTGTTGTTTTTGGGTAGTGTTGTACTAATGTAACACTACCCGTCGGTTCATCTGCCAGAATCAGCTGCGGACGGGTGATCAGTGCGCGGGCAACCGCCGCCCTCTGCTTCTGTCCGCCGGAAACCTCATAAGGATATTTCTCAAGCAGCACATCGATCCCAAGCTTTTCGGCAATCGGCCAAAGCCGCTCCTCCATCTCCTGCACCGGTGCATCTGCCAGGACAAGTGGCAGAAGAATGTTATCTTTTAATGAAAAATGATCCAGCAAATTAAAATCTTGAAAAACAAAGCCCAGGTTCTCCCTTCTGAATTTGGAAATCTCCCTCTCGCCGAGTGTCACAATGTTCTTATTATTCAACAGCACTTCCCCTGCCGTCGGTTTGTCTAACGCCGCCAGAATATTGAGCAGTGTCGTCTTTCCGGAACCGGACTCTCCCATAATTGCGACATACTCCCCTTTTTCCACGGAAAAATTCAGATCTGCAAGCGCCTGCACCTGATTTCCCCCAAACCTTGTTGTATATATTTTTTTCAGATTACGAACTTCCAGAATAGCCATGTGTCTCTCTCCTTTCCTTGACTGTACCCAGTATAACAAAACAGAGAAATGCAAGCCATTTCTTTGGATTACATTTCTCTGCTGTTTCTTACGTTTTTGTAAGATTCTTCTATGACTCTTCCGGGAAGCCGATCATCACCCGGGTTCCCGTTCCTTCCTGCGATGTGATCGTAAAGCTGTGCCCCAGCTTTTTTAAAATAGTGCTGCAAAGATACAGCCCAATCCCGGTTGATTTCTGGTTAGCATGACCGTTATAGCCGGTATAGCCTTTTTCGCAGACTCTCGGCAGATCCTCCGCGCGGATTCCGATCCCCGTATCGGTAATGGTAAGACGCCCCTCCTCCATCCCGATCGTGATACTTCCCTCATGCGTGTACTTGAGCGCATTCGACAACAGCTGCTCAATGACAAAGCCAAGCCATTTTTCATCGGTAAGCACCCGTGCCCCCGTCTCCTCGTAGTGCAGTACGATCTTCTTGCTGATAAAATGTCTCGCATAGCGGCGCACCGCCATCCGGATCACTTCGTCGAGATCTGTCTGCCGCAGCACAAAATCCGTGGTCTCCGATCCGAGACGCATATACGAAAGCGCCATGTTCACATACTGCTCAATCGCAAACAGCTGCTGCAGTTCTTCATCCCTGCGCTTCTCCCTCTGCTGCTGCAGACTTTCCCTGTCCTCTCCCAAAGGCTCCTCTTCACCGGGAATATCCGCTTCCTCCTCGATTAAAAGCTTTAGCGCCGCAATCGGCGTCTTGATCTGATGCACCCACATGGTATAGTATTCCATCAGATCGCGCTTTTCGCTGACCGCCGTATTCCAGATACGCATTTTCTCTTCCGC